CTCACGCTCAGAGTGTCCAGAATAAACTGTAATAGATTTATCAAAACCGATTGAGTCTACCTTTGCCTCATACTTGCCAGCAAACCAAGGCGACTTTTCAATCTTAGTTTTAAAGCCTTTAAAGAAAACATTCTTAGCCTGTTGTGCGTTAATAGCAACGTTGATAAGATCTATTGCATCTCCACTTGGTTTTCCGAAATATCTTGCAGGGTCTTTGAGACATAATAACTTATATACAATATAAGCACAAGCAACAGTAGAGGTGAAGTCCTTCCCACTGCCCTTCCCAAGTTGAAGAATAATTTCGTTCTTTGTGTATTTTTCATAATATCTTGCACCTTCCTCTTCGCCCATAATATTCTGAAGATCTTCTTTACGATAAATCTGACTCATAGCCTCAACAATGTCATATTGAATTGTCGACAGTCCTGGCTGCCCTAAATAATCTGGGGACTCAACAAATGTTTTTGCATCTACTGGAGTTTCTTCAAAATGATTATCTTTTAAAGCCTCTAAGAAATCATCAAACATCATGGACAATTGTGATCACTTCATCTTTCTTGGCAACCTCTGAAAGCCTACGCATAATCTCATCACGAATCTGTGGGTATTCTGAAGCAATGTCACGAAGGATAGCCATCAAAACATCTTGTTTCTTTTCTATCTGTAACATTTCTTCTGCCAGTTCTTTATTTTCTAACAGGCCTGCTTTCTGCAACATATCAATTCTTTTTGACTCAATATCCATAACAAGTTTAATTGCTTGTGTTTTTGCTCCAAGGTTATTTGTCAGAGATGCCTCATCAATTACCTCATAAGACTTTGCAATTAATTTATTGTAATGTGTATCCGCAACTGCGAGAGCCTCTTTTGCACGAGCACGAATAGCATCATTTGCTGATGCCATTACTTTCCACTCATTTATGTGTTGAACTACACGAGTTCTTGGAATAGCAAGATCTTTTGAAATTTTTGTTGCATCATTACCTTTTAGGTATTCTCCTACAACTGTATTAATTTCGTCAAGATGCTTAATTAAATCTTCTTCAGTCGACAAGTCCGTAGTCCTCCTGATATCCTAACTCTTTTGCTTTTGCTATTTTAAGCAAAACAAGATAACCAATTAAATCATCAATATCGTTATCGCCAACATATGATGTACCACGCATTATTCTGCTTAACTTATCATCAATCCTAACATGCAACTGTTCTCTTGCGTCCGCCTTACTAAAAATACGAACAGGCTCTAATGCTGAATTTCCATATGCTATATTTTTCTTAATTAGCATGTGTGCTATTTCATGGCATGACTCCCATATTTCTTTACCAGCAGATGTGCCTGCTGTTAATAGGTATAGATCTTCACACTTAAAACGACTCATGTCATTAAATACTGGATTCAAACTCATCTCTTTGACTTCCTTAATCCAAATTTAGCAAGGTATACATAAACAGTTTCCACACTTACCCCACATTCTTTTGCTATGTCTTCTGGAGATTTTTTATCAATATGATATCTCTTTTTTAGCCATAGTTCATTTGTATATAGTTTAGCACCCATGACTACTCCTTGTCAACCCCAATAGCCTTATCCCAGTTATTTATTGACCAATGACCTATGCCACAGGCATCTGCTACATCATTATCATCAATCTTTTTACTATAAATAACATCTAATAATCTTATTGTTCTTTGTTTACGAAATTCTCTTTCATATGCTTTATACCAAGAATCTGATTTTCCTGGATTAGAAGATCTTATCTTAATTTGTTCTTCCTTGGTTAATCTTTTATTACCAAGGTAGTTCTGCCATGTTATAGGTGATACCTTTCCTATTACTTTAATTCCAGCCAATCCTGCTCCCCCAAGTATGCCCCCTTGAATTAGGGCAAGATCTGCTGCAGTCTTTGGACTATTCATAAAGACAGTATGCTCAATAACAACAGCCTCTACTAAATTATAATAATCAAATAATGCTTTAGATTTTTTACAGGCATCTGTTATTTTTTCATAGATGTCTCTGCCTTCAAAAGTTATTTTGCCATAACAATCTAAATTTTTATATGAATAAATTGCAAAAGCAAGATTATTAGTGCTTGCATCTATTGAACAAATTACACCAGGAACTTTAGATGGCATGTCAAATGAGTATCTATCTGCTTCTTTTGCTTTTGTCATTTGACAATCCCTTTACTTGTTTTAGTGCTTTCTTGACATCACTTGGATTAATTACACATTTGTTGCACAGTGGTTCGTCATTATATATGGATAACTTTTCTCCACATTGCTTACAAACCCTATTCTTTCCCTTGCGTTTTTGTCGCCTGGTCTGAATATATCTTTGTGCAATTTTTTCTTTAGTGGCTTGCTCTCTACATTTTTCTGAACAATATATCTGATAAGATATTTCTGATTCAAAAGTGTGATCGCACCATCTACAACTTTTCATCTTCTAGCAACTCCAGAGGTTTAATTTTAATTACCCCTGTCTCTGCTTCAGCGCATGCCTTTTGAATTGGACAAACCTTACAAATCTTTGAATTTGATCTATATGGTTTTTCTGGTAACTGCCTGTCTTCCCAAGACTTGCGAACTACCTTCATCCAATCAAATGCCTGGTCTACCCACCGACGGTAATGATCGTTTACTGTTACTGGCAAAGTTAATAACTGATGATTGTTTTTATTTTCATATATCATTACTCCCTTGCCAATTTTCCAAATTTTCATATACATTAACAATTGCATTAGATGAGCCTTCTTTGCCTTACCTCTCATCTTTTTGTATTCAAAGTCGTCATTTCCTACAGTTTTAATTTCACCTATAATTCTCTCACCATTATGATTTAGCATGACATCGCCATAACCATCGAATGGAGGATTTTCTACTCTGGCACGGAACTCAAGCGAAGGATGTGTTTGCTTTTCATACTTTCGATCTATAGGATCCCACTCCATGTCTTCATCCAATAGCCCAGCATTTTTGATTGCTTCTTGAATTCTATTATGTCCATAAGTTCCGTTAGTTCTGTTAGCAACTCCGTATGCATCTGAATTATCATAATGTACGGCTCCATCAAAAGCCAGGTACCAATATCTTGGACATTCACCTGCACCATAAGTTAGACCAGAGGCAGAGAAGTTTTGTTTTTTAGTAAACTTTGGCTTAGTCTTAGTCATATATCCAGACTCTATTTTTTCTACAAGCCCTTCAATAAATGATGCGTCTTCTACTACAGAATGCTTTTCGGCTTCTTGATTTTTTACCATTACTTGTTTTAATAAATTTTTTGCCATTATATTCCTTTGTTTAAGTTAATTATATCAGATATCATCGAGTTATGTATTTGAGAGCAGACACAAGATTATTAATAGACTCTGCTGCTGTATAATAAATATTTTTCTTTCCTCTGTCTGACTTGTCTACATTAGCCATCCATGTTGCCTTAAAAGCCATCTTGGCTGCTATAGCCTGTAGCCTTACTATCTCAACTGTAGCCACATTCATTGGTACATCTGGCTTTAGTATTAATTTTGCTATAAAGGTAAGAGCAGTAGTTAACTCTTCATCCTCCATATAGTCTGCTATTTCTGACAAACCATTAATCATCTCTATTGTTGTTTTATTACCATGCTGATCTGTTGTGTTCATTTTTCACCATCTGTTCTAGTAGTTCTAACTCTATTATAGCAAGTCTAGTTTTCTTGCTGCCCTCGCCAAGCACCACTACAATGGCTGGGTCATTTCCATTTCTAATAGCATCCGTAGTTGCCTTTGCCCAAACATCCTGGTTTAGCGTAAAAGATTTTGAGTTCTCCTTAAAATCTACCGTAAAGTTTTCCCAAGTGGCATCGCCTTTCTTTGTATTTCTACCAGAATTTTTATGCTGCTTTGCACCTATTCTTTTACTCTCGCTCTTTTCACTCATACTTTTTAACCTTTTTATATCCAACTTTAAATAACTGAACTTCGGATAAATGTTTATCAGAACACATCCAAGATGCCATTCCAGTTGATGCATAGATTCTAATAGTTTTGACTTCTTTTTTACAAGACCTACAAGGAAATTTTCCTTCATAGATTGAATACTTATCCACTAATTTTAGCCTTAATCATTTCTTGTAGATCAAGATCCTCTCTTACTCTATTGACAAATCCTTCTCTACCTTGCACCTTAGAGCCATCTGGCAACAAATACCATGCTCCTGTACGTTCTACAATTCCAACTAATTCAGCAGTGTCAACAAGATCAGCGACCCCATCAATGCCCAGGTTATCGCCTCTAAAATAGAAATCATATTCACCAGACTGAAAAGCAGCACTGGTTTTAGAAAACTGTAGTTCCCATCTAACCTTTCTACCAACCTTTTCTTCAATAGCCTTGTCACCAACATATATTTTTCCTTTCAATGCTTGATTGTCTGATTCAGACGAAAACAACTTAACAACAGTAGAAGAATAAAATTTAGTAGCCTGTCCACCTGTTGGTTGTTGGCTTGTATACATTGCGTTAATATTATTTCTAGATTGTGATATTAGAATTAATAGTGTTGGCTTTACTTTATTATTTGCATAATTAAGCATCTTCCAAGCGTTGCTAAAATCTCGTGACTCTGCGCCAATCTGTTTTGTATTTTCTAGTTGTTTTAATTCTGTAGAATCTTTTTCAAAATAAATAGCAGGTAATAAAGATGTAATAGAATCAACAACAATAATATCTACACCAGCCTCTATAAGATTAACACCTACATCTACCATTTCATTAATAGTTCTGGCTTGAGAGACAATTAACTTTGATGTATCTACTCCTAATTTTTCTGCCCATGTTTTATCATATGACATTTCGGCATCGATCCAAGCACAAATTTTTCCTTCTGCCTGCGCTAATGCAATTGTCTGCAAGCATAAAGATGACTTAGCAGATGACTTTGATCCCCAAATTAATACCTGACGACCATAAGGCAACCCACCATTTAGAGCACGATTAAGGCCGTAACTTGGTGTTGCTGCGTATTCAGTCTTTGGTACCTCATCTCCTACCAAGATATTCTTTCTTAACTTAGGATTAAGTTGTGCTAATACATCTTCAACGCTAACCGACATTTACATCCTCCAATATTACGGTTCCATCTTTGGTTTTACCAAACTCAAATTTATATGCATGGCCTTCTTCAATTTTCATATATGCTTTTGCAAAGGCTGTTGGAAATACAGTTACAGAATGCAGTTCTCTTGACGTATCTGCTAAAGTTAAAGATGCCATCTTTTTGCCTGCTTTCGTTATCCTTGGTTTAAATGATACCACAAATAACTCTTCATCCTTATAAGGCAACATTCTATAGTTTAAAAACTTAACTAATGCTGCATCAGAATTTTTAATTTCATCTACAGGAACAGCAGACACAATTCTATTATCAGAACAGAGTGCAATATAACTTCGTCCAGCCTCAATTGTAGTTTGTTCTTCATCAAACACTCCTATACTTCCAGTTTTATCTAATATTTCTACACGACTCCAACCCTTACCACGCTTTATACCCTTTACCATTCCCATAAGAATGAAGGATCCTTTTTCCTCAAAGTCTTCTACTGGATTAATAAAAGCATGAAAGTGTGATGGAACTGTTTGGGTAAATTCAGGCAATCCTAAATACTCATAAAGATTTTCACGAATCTCATTATCATTTCTTGGATTATCTGGAAATGTAGCAGCACCAATAATTCTTAGTGCTTCTAATGCTCTGCTGTTGACTCCATTACCTTTCGTAAATGTAAAGGTTTTAACTTCTTCGAAAGACTTAAAAGGTCGTGCCGATATATATCGTTCTGCAATCTTATCAGAGATAAACTTGATCCCCGACAATCCAAACCGAATACCCTTACCCTCAATTTTAAAATCAATATCCGAATCGTTAATATGAGGTAGTTTAATGCTAATACCCATTCTCTTCGCTTCAATAAGATATTCAGTTCTCGCATCTTTGTCCCTTTCATTTTTAAGTAGTGAGTACATAAACTCAATTGGATAGTGATACTTTAGCCATGCCGTCCAATACGAGAGCGTAGAATAAGCAACCGCATGAGACTTGTTGAACGAATAACCCGCATGCGCCTCAAAGTCATGCCATAAATCACGAGCCTGATTAGGGCTAATAAACTTAGAAGCCCCA